AGTTAAAAACGACTTCGCTCGTCCGCGCGGAGAGCCGCAGGAAGCGTTAGAACTTCGTGAAGCATGGGTTGAACGTCTCGACCTGGGCGGCGTCCATATCGAGCGGCTTATCGGGGGTGCCCGGGTGTCTCTCCTTCTCCCCGACGGGACTTCGATAAGCCAAGAACTCACCGGACCGGAATTCTACGAAATCTTTTACCGGTGGGCAGACCCGTCCGACAAGCGCCCGGGGATAATTTATGCCGCAGTCGTTGCGTGGGCTTTCGTCTGCGTTGCCGTGTCGGCGGCTCTTTAGGAGAAAAGAAATGGCTATGATTGCGAAGTGCCTTCCGGGTTGCGGTTACAACTTTCACTTAGCTGAAGTGGATCACGTTCCGGGTTGCCCGAACGCAGAGAAAAAACCGGATTTGGTGCAGGCTCAAATTGACGGCGTGGAATTTATGCACCCTGAAGAAAAAATGGAACTGGTTTCGGTTCCGTTGCAAAAACTTCTGAATTTCCGCGACGAAATGAACGAAGCCATTGCAAAATTTGACGGTGCGCTCGAACTGGTTCCGAGAGGCGAGAACGGCGAAACAAATTTCGGCTTCTACGTCGACGGCTACACGATGAAAGGAACTCCGATTATCGGGGAATTCCTCGTCACCGCAATGGACGGCCGAACGTTCCTCCTGAAAAGTTCCTCCCTTGTGGCTTTTCTCGAACGCCGTCTGGAACCGAATGTATTCCCTGAAGACAAACCCCGAGGATAGGAGAAAGAATATGGCCGACGAAAACCCGAGACTTGTCCGTATCAAAACCCTTGAGGCCAAGCTGCGCGCCCGCAAAGGCAAGCCGGGATACGAACGCAATTGCGAAGAAATCGTAGTGCAGATCGACAACCTCAAGAAAGCCCATGCGGAAGAACTTGAGAACCTGGCAAGAGCGTCGAAATGACCCTCCCTTGCGGCAGATGCGGCGCGGGCCGGGTTTCCTGTGAACACCGGGAAATCGAAAATCCGAAAGTCCCTCCCAAATTTCTTACGCAAGCCCGGGGGCCACTCGCCGCAATGGGAGTAAACTACGGTCACGGGAAGGGAAAACCGAAATCATGATTACGCACGAATTCGAGGGCTGCAATGTCCACGCCGCTCCGCCTCCCGGCTACGAGGAAATGATCGGCTGGCTTCACTGTTTCCATAACGGGAGGACTTGCGTTTCGGCTTGGAAACCTTCTCCCGAAGATTTGGAAAAGCTGAACGCGGGGCAATCCGTTTTTATATCCGTCATGAGTGGATCGCAGCACGATATCAACGGCAAGCTGACGCCGCGCATTATTCCTACTTTTGTTGGGACGGAAGACGACGTTCGAATGATTGTCCTAGACACGGGAGCGACGTGGTGAGCAACATTCGTGAAATTCCTCGACCAACCGGGGATAAGGGGATGGCCGACATTCTCCGGGGTTACGCTGACCGAGTAGAAAGCGGAGAAATTCAAAACTTCGTCTTCGCCGCCCGGTATTGCGGCGAAAATCGTCTTGAACGCTTCGGCAACTGGCAGGACCGTTGGGAACTTCTCGGGGCTATCGAATACGCAAAGACGACGGTTCTTGCCGACTTGAACCTTTGACCGCTCCCTGATAGGCTGTCGGGATGGACAACGAACTTCCCGCGCTCCGGCACCCCGAGATAACTCCCTCCAAAGCGGTGGCGGACCTCCCGCAGATTTCGGGAGAAGCATACCAGCATGTGGGTCGCTATGCGGGCGCAGTAGTCGTGGCTTGTTTCGAGCAAATAGGAGGCCTCCGTCGCTTTGCTCAATGGGCGGACGATAACCCCACAGACTACTACACTAAAATTTTCGGAAAAGTGGTACAAAGATCGGTTTCCGCAGATATTTCGGGAACCGTCACTATAGACGACGCCATTTCCCGGCTCGAGAGCCAACCTATGCAGCGCCGCAACGAAGTAATTCAAGAAGGCGAATTCTTCGACCTGTAAACCGCAATTGGGAACGGAGAAACCCATGAGCAATGAACGTCAATTCGGTATCCCGGAAGGGCTTGGCCGTCGGCTCAACACTTGGGCAAATCAACTGGCGATGGATAAGCGGTATCCGTGGATCGGCACTGGCCTTATCGACGACCTGAAATGCGCCGCAAGCCAACTTGGCGCTCCGTCGTTCGATGAAATGTTTCCCGTCCGGGACTATTCCCCTAAGCCTGTTGAGGAAGAAGACGAGTTTGCGGAGTATCGAGCCAAGACCCAAGCAATCGAGTTCGACCTTTAACCGGAGAAAAAATCATGAAATCGCTAAAACTCTACCAAGAGCAATACGAGGCTCTGAAAAAACAGATCGGGGAGATCCAGAACGAGATGGTTCAAGTTCTCACCGAAGCCCTGGCCGACGGATACCGGACTTTTGAAGTCTGCGAACCACCAAAGCCTTCGGCCGATGCTCCGAGTTTCGACCTGTGAGCCGCGCCGCCAAAACCGAGCGAATGCAGATGGTCCGGCTTTCCGCCGTTATCGAGCGTCTTCATGCAACCGCCAGCGACCCGGCCAGTGACGAGCAAACCGGGGTGGAAGCGGCTGGACAACTCGGACGCACCATGCTTACCCATATCGACCTTATCAAAACGGCATTGAAGCGCGCGGGAACCTTGACAAGATAATCGCGCTGAACTATACAGGGGAATGTTTCAGACTAAATGGAAAAACCCGGTATTACAGAACTTGCGGACTTACCGTAGCTGGGAAAGTTTGCGGAGGCGTTGCCTTAACGCGAATGACCCCGAGTACCCTAACTACGGTGCTCGGGGGATTTTTGTGTGTGAAAGATGGCTAAATGACTTTGACGCTTTTGTGGAGGATATGGGACCACGCCCCGAGGGAACTTCTATCGAGCGTATCGATGTCAATGGGAACTATGATAAACAGAACTGCGTATGGGCAACACCAAAGCAACAAGGACGGAATAGAAGAAACAACGTCTTTATCGAAATAGAAGGCGAACGAAAAACCGCTGCTGAATGGGCTGAAATATCGGGAGTCCCAAAAAATACTTTGCACTGGCGTTTGAAGAAAGGCGTCAGGGGAAAGGAAATACTCCGGATCACTGAAAAACCAAAGCCTAAAGAGCACGGGACTTTTCGAATGTACGTACATGGAAGGTGCCGATGCGTCGAATGCACCCGAGCCAATCGTGATTACCACCGCAACCGTAGAAACTCTTTGGGGTACGATCTGTAATGGATATCCAAACAATAGCGCTCGAATACGGCGTTTCCCCGGATGAGGTTCGAGCGAGATATCTCACCCTCCGGGCAGCAAGGTGGAAATCCGACTTTTTATTGTTTTGCTGTGATATTGTACGTATACGAACCAAAAACGGCGACCTCGAACCCTTGGTTCTCAACGAAGCACAGTTAATTTTGCACCGCGCCGCTGAAGATATGCTTCAAGAAACGGGGTGGGTTCGGCTTCTCGGCCTCAAAGGCAGACGGCAAGGTTTTTCGACTTACGTTGCGGCACGTGGTTACTGGCGGGCTACTTTATTTGACCGTCAAAACATTTATATCTTGTCCCACGAACAGAAATCGTCCGACACTCTTTTTGGCATGGTCGATCTTATGCAGCAAAAGAACCCTTTTCCTCCCAAAGTAGGTACGGACAACGCAAAGCAACTCGAATTTGTGGCCCGAGGCTCCAGTTACGTAGTGGCTACTGCGGGACAAAAGGCAGGGGGGCGCGGGGGCGCAGTCTCTTTTTTCCACGGTTCCGAAGCGGCTTGGTGGGTTAATGCGCAGGACCATTTCTCGTCTTCGGTTCAGTCGGTTGATGAGGTAAAAGGTGTTTGGGGGGTTTTGTGGGAGCGTCCTATCAACCCTTTACCCTTTGAGCGCGAGTTTTCAAAAATTGAGGGTTGGGTGAAATCCCCGTCTGAAATTTGGCTTGAAACAACTTCGGCGGGACCAACCGGAGAATTTTACAGTAAATATTTGGATGCTCAAAAAGGAAAAGGCCGTTACCGTCCCGTCTTTGTTCAATGGACCGCGCAGCGGGAATACCGGGAGGCGGGGGAATTCTACCCTGAACCTGAAGCCGAGGAAGAAGGCGAACTTTCGGAAACCGAATACCAGCGCCTCTACAAACTAACCGATTCACAGATGCTTTGGCGTCGGTCGAAAATTCAGGAACTCGGTTCACTCGGAAAATTCCGGCAAGAATACCCTATCGACGTCGTTGAGGCTTTTGCGTCGGCCGATACGGACGGGGTTTTCATCAAAGCCGCCGTTGTGCTTCGCTCCCGTAAGCGCTCAATGGAAACTCCCGACGCACCGCTTATTGTCGGGGTCGACCCGGCCGGAGCAGGCGGGGATCGCTTCGCCGTCGTTTGGCGGCGAGGGGACAAGATCGTAAAAATTCAGGCGCGGAACAAGCTGGAGCATGACGACGCCGTAGCTTGGCTTGCGAAAATTATCGACGAAGACCGGCCCGAAAGAATGTGCATCGACCGGGGCAGCATGGGCGCGAATATCATTTCGTCCTTGCGAAACCAGAAACGCCACTACGCTGATATCGTCAAGGGGATCGACTTCGCCGGAACTTCCAAGGCCAAGGCAGCGCACCCCAAGCGCGCGGGTCCGTGGAACCGACGTGCAGAGATTTGGGGACTCATGCGCGATTGGCTGAAGGAAGGCGGTTGCATCCCCGACAGCGACGAACTCGCTTCCGACCTTTCCGCACCCAAAGAGAAATTCCGGGCGAACAACGATTGGTTGCTTGAGAGCAAGCAAGATATGAAGGCTCGTCAAATCCGTTCCCCCGATTTGGCCGATGCTATGGCGCTTACTTTCGCAGTCCAAGAGTTTTTCGCAACTTGGAGCAAACCAAAGGAAGTCCGCGACTTTACTACCGGGCTGGATCCAATGCAGGGGCACAACGGCGGTCCGCCTTTGAGCGACTTCGACGATTACGCTATGGATAACTGCGATAGTTCTTGGATGGGCTGATATTGCCAAGCCCTACCGACTTAGGTTAGAACCGGCTCCATCGGACCAGCTTCGACGCGCCGGGAACGTCAACCGGATCATTCCAAGAGGGAAAAATTCATGGCTACCTTGATCCAGGGCCTTTCCGAAGACCCGAACGAAGTTGTCCGCACTCGCGCCAAGACCCCCAAGGGGTACGTTTCGTCCGGTAGTTTCCTGAAGGAAATGCGGGAAAACTACGACGCGGCAAAATCCAACAATCAGCACAACCAAGACGCAGGGCAGGAAGACGCCCGGTTTGTCATCGGGGACCAGTGGGAAGAAATCGTAGCGCAGCGCCGCCGTTCGCAGCGCAAGCCCACCCTGACATTTAACCGTCTCGTTGCCTTCATGGCGCAGATCGTCGGCAACCGGCTGATGAACTCGACGGAAATCCGGGTATGGCCCGATAAGGACGGGACGAAGGAAGTCGCAGAATTGCGCGAAAACCTCATTCGTTCGATCTACAAGAATTCCAACGCAGATTTTGCCCGTGACGAAGCCTTGAAATATCAGGTCATCGGCGGGCAGGGGGTTTTCGGCCTCCGGATCGAATACGCGAACGACGACGTATTCGAGCAGGAAATCAAAATTTGCGGCTTCAACGATCCCTACGCCGTGACTTTCGATCCTCTGGCCGTTGAGCCTTCAGCCGGAGACGCGGAATATGCGTGGGCTGAAGATGATATGCCGCGCGCCGCGTTCAAGAAACGCTGGCCTTGGGCCGCAGAAACTTCCTTCGACGACAGCCATACTTGGAATTCTTCAGGCTATTGGCTGGACGACGACACAATCCGCGTTGTCGCTTACTGGCGCATGGTGACGGAAGGCGTCAAGGTCTTGGCACTGATGCAGAACGGCACCGTCCAGGACGTTACGGACAAGGAAGAATTTGAGTACATCAACGAAGTCGAAGTTCGCTCCGACGGTTCGCCCTATGTGCGGGAAGTCCCGAACCGTTTTGCCCGCATGTACCTTTGCAGCGGCAAGGATATTCTCGAAGGTCCATACGACTACCCGATTTCCTCAATCCCTCTTTATCGGGTTCCTGGCTGGGAAGTCACCGACGGCAATTTGACCCACCGTTGGGGCCTTATCCGTTTCCTGAAAGACCCGCAGCGTTTGCACAACTATTGGCGTTCGGTGCAGGCCGAGCAGCTTGTTTCGGTTCCTCGCAACAAGTGGCTGACGACGCCGGAAGCCGTCAAAGGACATGAGGCCCGTTGGAGGCGTTCGCCTACGTCGGATGACCCGTTTCTGTTTTTCAACGACGGGGAACAAGCGCCCGTTCGTGTTCAGCCTCCGGGCGTAGACGCTGGCCTGATGAATGAGAGCATGCTCTCGACCCAAGACCTCAAGGATATTTCGAATATTCATGAGGCGTCTTTGGGTATGCAGTCGAACGAGGTTTCCGGCAAGGCTATTCAAGCCCGCCAGATGACCTCCGACGTGGGCAGCTTCATCTACCATGACCGGCTGCGGATCGCTGACGAGCGTTGCGCGAAAAACGTCAACGAACTCATTCCCTACATTTACGACACCAAGCGCATGGTTGCCGTTGTCGGCCGAGACGGAAAGAGCAGCATGGTTTTGCTGAACGACCCGGAAGACCCGAACAGTGACGTGACGATGGGCAAATACGGTATCACCGTATCCGTCGGACCGGCCACGGAAACGAAGCGGACGCTTGCGGCTGAACAAATGATGGCGTTCGTAAATGCCATGCCGGGTGTGGCCGATAAGGTCATGGATTTGGTTGCAGAGGCGCAGGATTGGCCCAAGGCCGACGAATTTGCGAAGCGCTTCCGTATGCTCATGCTTCCTTCGGGAATGATCCCGGAAGACGAAATGAGCGAAGAAGAAAAGGCAATGGTTGCGAAAAACCAAGAGGCGCAAGGTATGGCGCAGCAGCTTGAGGCGGCTAAGGCGCAGGCTGATATTGCGAACCTTGAGGCACAGGCAAACCTCCGGACCGCCCAAGCGGCGCAGGCCGAGGCCACCGCCTACAAAGCCGAAATGGACGCCATGAGCCGCCGAATGGACGTGGAAAGCAAGAACGAAGACCGAGACGCAAAAACCGTGCTTAGCGCCGTCGACCAGCATAACCGTCTGGCCGACGAGGACCGCAAGCATGAGCAGTCCGAGAGACAGCAGAATTCGTCTGTGATGGACGAAGCGCCTAAGCCCCGGCGCGTTAGCAAGCGGGCTAAAACAGGAGAAAAAGCATGAACCATTTTCGACGCGCAAGCCGCAAGTCCCTTTTCCTCTCGACGACGATCTTGCGCGGCCGTCTCCTGAAAGACGACAATGAGCCGGGCGGGGCCACGGGGGATATCGAAGTAGGTCCCGGCTTCGCCCAAGCGGCGGATAAAATGTCGGGCAACGACAACCGCGAACCCGAGAACCGGGGCGGCGCTACCCAAACCCTTCCCGACGAGGATGGCGAAGCAAACGCAGGCGAAGACGGCGACGAGGGTAACTCGGGCGAGGAAGATGGCGAACAGAACCCCGCGCCAAAAAAGCGCGGAACGGCCGAATATATTCGGGATTTGAAGAAAACGGCGCGGGAAGAAAAGGCAGCGCGCCTTGCCCTTGAGGCCCGTCTGGAAAATCTTGAAAAAGGGGGCTTGCCAAACAATCAGGCTCCGGTTATTCAAGAGCCTACGAGCGGGAAGCCGGACCCTACGGACACGGCGAAATATCCCCTTGGCGTCTTGGATGACGGGTACACGGCCGATTTGATCGAGTGGACCGCCGACCAGAAAGTTAGTGCTGCCCTCGCAAAAATCGACCAAACCAAAAAGGCTTCAGATGCGAAGCAAATCCAGCTTGCTCGATTTGCGGAACTTCAGGAGAAGGTTGAAACCCTTGCGGACAAGGGCGCTGAAAAATTCGACGACTATGATGAAGTTGTCGTAGAAGCTGCAAAGCAAGGCGCTTACGAACTCACGGAAACCACCTTCAACGCTGCGGCCGAAGCCGAGCATGGGGCGGATATCCTTTACGCTCTCGCACAGGACACCGCAGAAGCCCTCCGGGTTTCGCAGTTGTCGCCTTATCAGCAACTCAAATACGTTGCAGACAAGGACGCCGAGATTTCGGGAAAGAAGCCTAAGGCCCGAACAGTTCCGAAGGCGGGGGAACCCGCACCGCAAGTTCGCGGGGGACGTTCAAGTAATCCTATCCGAGCGGATACGGACAATTTGGACGACTTCCGAAAGATTTTCTACCGGTAGCCGGTTGACGGGAAACCCCTTCAGCCACAATGCAAGAATACGTTGAAGGGGTTTTCCTATGGGTACTGTCACAGTCGATCAAGCCAAGCTTATCATGAACACGTTCATGACCGTTTTCGAGGACAATCTCGTTACCGGCCAGTGCGTTTCCTGGAACGAGCACCAGGGCGAACTTGACGACCGCAATCGCTTGACCGTTGTTGAGCAGGTCGGCCCGCGCTACAACATCACGCGGACGCAGAACGGCGTCAAAGACCTCACCGCAGGCACCGACGGCACCGTTTTTGGTTCGGAGCAGTTCACCATTGACGGGACTTTCAACGCCAACATGGGTTGGGGTGATTTCGTCAAAATCCGCGATATCGGCCAGGCCCGCGAAAGCAAGGCGCTTATCGGCGCGGCAACGTCACTGGCGGAAAAGGTCGACGCCTACATTCTCGGTATCGCTACGCTGGCTTCTGACGAATGGACCGGCACTCCGACGTCTTCGGTCGCCAACTATGCCGACGTCGCTTTGGGCTACACCCGCCTGAAGGAGGAAGGCGTAGGCGACAACGACCTTTACGCGATCCTCTCGCACTATGACCGGGGCGCGCTTGGTGACGCCGTTCTCCAGCGCGCTTCGTTGACCGGCATGGCCTCGAATACCTATGCCAAGGGCTTCCGCTCCGAGGTTGCCGGTATCCCTGCCGAATTCACGAACTCGCTTCCTACCCTCACCACCGGAACCCGTTCGGCTGCGGCCGGGACCGTGGCGGGCGCTGCGCAGAACGTGAACTATGCCGACGTTGCGATTTCTTCGGCAAACGGGCGCTTCCTTTCGCAGACGATCAATCTGGCCGGTCTTGGTGCCAATGCCACGATCAAGGCAGGCGAAGTCTTCACCTTCACCAGCGGCACTCCGGTTCTCGCCTACGACAACCGCAAGCAAGCCAATGTTTCGCCTTCCCGCGCGCAGCAGTTCACGATTGTTGCGGACGTGACGGCTGACGGTGCGGGCGCGGCGACGGTTCGGATTTTCCCGGCCATCATCGTTCCGGGTTCCGGCGCTGGCGACAACATCAATATCAACACCGCTCATGCGACGGTTTCGGCCGCTCCTTCGAACGGTGCGACAATTGGCTTTGTCGGTGCAGCTTCGACGGTTCTTTCGCCCCGCGTCATTATCCAGAAGGAAGCAATTTCGGTCGACACGATTCCGCTTATCATGCCTTCGACCGGCATTGCCATGCGCAAGAAGCTTTCGCGCATTCCGGTTACGGTTCGCATGTGGCAGTGGTCCGACTTCAACACGGGCGCGCATTCGGTTCGTTGGGATTTGGCCCTGAACGCCAATATCCGCGAACGTCGCCGTATGGTCCGTATCAACGGCGGCGCGGCGTTCTAATTCGCCCAACTGTTCTCCGGGTTCGGGTGGACGGAAACCCCCTGGTTCGCCCGAGCCGGGGGGTTTTTGTCAATTTGTAGGATTTTCCAATGTCGAAATTTCAGGAAGCCTATTCCGCGCAAGCAATGGCCGTAGACGCCACCTTTCAGCCCGGTTCGTTCATTGCGGGGTTTCTCGCCAAGACTTCGGGAACTTTTTCCCTTACCGGGCCTTCAGGAACCGTTCTCATTGACGCTGTATCCGTCACTGCGGGCGTTTATACCCCCCTGCCTTTCTTCACGGGCGGTCCCGGCGCAGTTGTGACGCTTTCCGGTGGCGCAAGCGGAACTCTGGCTTACGGGAACTAAGGAAATGGTCGCGTCGATCTTTTCTAGCCAGCAGCCTGCTTTTCGAGGCGGCGGGGGGCCTGTCATCAATTTGTCCGGGACGACGGTTTCCGAAACCGCGACTATTGGAACGTTGGTAGGTGTCCTTTCGGTTTCTGGCGGTTCGGGGGTCTACGCTTTTACCAAAATTGCTGATCCTGACTTGAAATTTGCGGTTTCGGGGAGCAATCTCGACACAGCGGCGCTACTCGATTATGAGGCGGGACAAAGCCATAGCGTGACGGTCCAAGCAGACAACGGCGTCGACGTCCCTTTCTCCCGTTTGTTCACGATCACCGTGACCAACGTTCCCGAACAGCCCGCCCTATCGGCCCTGACACTCCCGGCGAGTATAAACGTCGGAACGACCGTCAATATTACCGGCGCGACAGCGGGAAGCACGATCACCGGAACCGTTCCCGCCGGTTGGACGATAAACAGCGGCGCACGGACTATCGGCGTTTCTGGCGGGGCCGCAACTGGCCTGCAAAATTGGTCATTGGTCGAAACGCTCTTGGACAGCCCGAACAGCCCGCGCACCAGCCCGGGAACGTCTACCGTGGTCTCGGCCCCGCCCGCATGGACCCCGCTGTCCTTGGGTGCAAAACTGGTTTTCTGGTTCGATGCCGAAACTACGTCTTCGATGACGTTGACGGGTTCGCTTGTAGACCAGTGGCGTGACCGGAAATCAGATTTCCCCGTTGCCCAAGCAACGAGCGGGTTCAAGCCCGTCTTGAACCCCACCGGGATTAATGGACGCCCCGCCGTCGTGTTTGACGGTTCGGACGACTATTTGCAGGCTATCGCGGGGTCCACCAGCGCAAGCGCCATCCCGCAAGGAGCTAACACTAGCGAGGTATGGCAATTAGCAAATGATACCGCCGTGGGAAGTGCGGTTCTCCGAATGATGCTTTCGACGGGTTCTACGTCCTCTCAACGCCGCGCCACGGGGCGAAATAGCGCTCTGCCTAACCCGGTTTCTTTACGGGTGCCCCAAGGGGCAGGAACAACCCCGGTTAACGGAACGACGAGCCTTAACGGGGTTCATGCGGTCCGTACTATTTTCGCCAGCGCGGGCAGTCGTGTCTTTGTCGACCAACTCACCACGGCAGAGGCTACTACCGCAGTTGCTTTGAATTCCACGGACACCCTCCTAACCGTCGGGTCCTTGACGTCTTCCAGTAGTTTTTGGCAAGGACCCGTAAATTCAGTTATCGTGACAACTAGCCTCACCGCTGATGAAGCGGACGAAATGATGAACTTTTTGAAAACAAGAGGAGGGTTACCATAATGGCAAGAACCGTCGTAGTTTTCCCTGTGGGGAAAGAAAGTTCCGCAATGGCTTATTTGACTTTTTGCAATGCCAATAACCCCGATGCCCCCTCGCCTTGGTATCCCAACGACAGGTTTGACAAGTACGGCCAACAGGTAATCGGTCACTTGGGACCAACGGGGTTTGACTGGAATGGCCAGCCCTTTCCTGAACCCGTTGGAGGCGAGGAAGCCCGTGTGGACGGGGTTCTTTCCACGAATGTGGAATGGCCGGAGGAAGAATAGTTTCACAACCAGGAGAATGAGAAATGGACGAAATACTTCCCAAGATCGAAGGCGAACCCTACGCCTACAAGGCTTTCCCGGCTGTCTGCCACGGTCCTGACGGTGCAAACGGCGTCTTCTCCAGTGAAGCCGAAGTTCCGGCCGGTTGGAAACTGCCCGACGGGTCCACAAAGGGCGGAAAGGCCAAGGCTCCGGAAACTCCGGTCCTTCCCGTGACCGAAACCTCTGGTGAGCCTGAAATCGACGCTGACGGCTGGCCTTGGTCCGAAGACCTTCACGCCACGACGAAGACCAAGACGAGCGCGGGCTTGTGGCGCATGAAGGTAGGCGTTTCCCGTCCTGCGCCGAAGACGCTGGACCTCTAAGGCCCGACAACCGGAGAACTTTCGATGACTGCACTTTCAGAAATCATTCAGGATGCTTTTCGAGAGGGGAATATTCTTCCTTCCGGGAAGGCCCCGAATGCTGCGCAGTCGTCGGAAGCGCTCCGGTTGCTCAATCAGCTTTTTTCTTCCGTTCTCGGGGACGAGGCAGGAGAGAATTTCAACGATTGGCCTTTGGGAATTTTTGGGCAAGCAAATCCGAATTTCCCTATCATGAACGAAATGTATCGGAACCGCCCCCCGCTCAACTCGCGGCTTGTGGCCGTCAACCCTGATGCGCTCACGGTTTTCCTGCCTCCCATGCCGCAAGATGGTTCCCGTATGGGGATCGTGGACCCCTACGGGCGTCTTGCCACGTCTCCGGTCACTCTGGACGGCAACGGTCGGCCGATTGAGGATCAAGCCTCGCTCGTCCTGAATGTCAACGGGGAGAGCCGTGAATGGTTCTACCGTGCAGATTTTGGGAAGTGGGTGCGGATCACCGGTCTACTGGAAACCGACGAAGTTCCCTACCCTCAAGAATTCGATATCTTCTTTACGATCTTGCTGGCCCTGCGGCTGAACCCGCGTTACGGCCGCAGCATGGACGAGCAGAGCGCCGCCGTGTTCAAGTCGGAAAAGTCGAAATTCGTCAATCGGTATTTGCAGGCAATGCCGCTCAATATCGATGACAGCATTTCTTGGCCGTTCCTCTCGACGCAAAGCTACAATCAGCCTAGCGTTTTTTCCTCGCAAGAGGATTTTAACCGTGGAATTGGTTGGAGGGAATCCTTGTGGCTGAAATTGATATCCCACTAGCCCAAAGCGACTATTTCCGGCAAGTTTCCAAGGAAGCCCGCCTACGCCTGAAGAACCGCTACTACGATGCAAATCCGGCGCTGACGGAAACCCAAGTTGCGCTTTTGGCCCGCATGGGAATGCGCCGTTGGCTTTATGTGGGCGACGGGCCAATCCGGGGAACCTACAGCCAGAACGGAAGTTTTGACGACGCCGCTTTTGTCCTTTCGGGAGATGAACTTTGGCGCGTCGAAAAGAATGGGGATAAAACCTACGTTGGCGTTGTGACTTCCCCGAGCGGCCGTAGCTTCGCCTCTATGGCGGCAACGAGCAACATCGGCACGACGCCGCCGTATCTTTTCGTTTGCGCAGGCGGCGCGCTCTACCTCTACATGGAAGACGGATACGCTTTCGGTATCCTCTCGGGAACTCCGGCAAATACCGATAACGTCGTTGTCGATACGGTCCACTACCGTTTCACGAATGCCAGTGTTGACGCGGGAGCGCCAGCGGGCACCTTGGCGAACCCGTGGCTTGTCGCTCTCGGGGGCACGGCTGAAGAAGCATTCTTGAACCTGTCCGAAGCTATCGGGGCTTCCGGGGTTGCGGGCACCGCGTATTCGTCCGCTCTCTTGTCGCCAAACCCGGCTGCTCAAGTTTTCGGGACGGGTCCGACTTCCATGAGTATACGTTCGAATTTCTTGGGCGCTCTTGGTAATACGACGGTGACGACGGAAACCGGAGCCGGGATCGCGTGGACCGCAGCGACTTTGACAGGTGGCGGCGCTCCGACGTTTACGCAAGTCCAGACGCCGGGTGACGTTGGCGTTATCAGCGTCGGCTATATCGCTTCCTATGTCGTAGTTGTCCTGGCTCAAGGCGAGGGCGTGAACGGCCGGTTCATGTGGATCGAGCCGGGGGAAACGACTATCGACCCCATAAACTTTGCCACGGCTGAACGCGCCCCCGACCCGATTAACGGTGTTGTCGTCTTCGGAGATCAATTCTGGTTGCCAGGGTCTACCACAACTGAAGTATGGTACTTCACAGGGGATTTTGACGCCCCCGTAGCCCGTACCCGTGGCGTCGTCTTCGACCGGGGAACTTGGGCGGGAACGGGTGTTCAAGTCAAAGAAAGCATGATAATCGTCGACAACGAAGGCGCAGTTTTCCAGATCGGCGGCGGGGT